ACCTCAGTTCCGTCTCATGAAAAGAAACGCCCTTTATAACACCCGCAAATTCTTTCAAATAATCCCAGGCCACCGATTTCGCCTGTCTGTAAGAAGGAGCCATGTAAGCGTAGCGTGGCATCTTCTTTTGGTTCATTACTGCAGCGCGCAGTATATGGTTAATCGCCATTACCGTCTTACCAAACCGCCGGTGCATCACTAACACCGCCCACCGCTTCTCCTGGAGAGCATTGTGCAGCTTGGCTTGCAAAGGCCGAGGCTGATAGGGAATAACGATCTGCATGGATGTGAGACACTCCAGACTAAGTATGTTATATGACTAAAGCGCGCGCGCGAGATTTCGGGGGTGGGATCGGCCGGATTCGCAAAAACCCGGATCAAATTGGTTACAGAATTGGTTACAACCTGGTCGCAACCGCAGCAATCCCCTTATTTATATAGCCCTATGTTAGACCAGGCACTAGCTAAGAGAGCTAGAGGCCCAGGCTTCGCGCGCGAACTTAATGCGTCAATGTTTTTTCAGAAACTAAAGTCCCCACTTCCCCCGGTACTTCATCAGCTTGCCAGGTAATCGTAATCGCATTGTTTTGTACCTGGTCCTCTTTCTTATCCCTAATCCCATAAGGCGCTATTCTGGCCAGTGTCCACTTCAATGTGTCTATCTCCAACCTTCTACGCTGCACCTCTGCGTTTACATATCGTGAGTCGAATGGTTCCCCATTCTTATCTATTGTCGGCAACTCTGCTGTTGCCAGGTCGTTAATCCTATCAGCCAGGAACTCAGCCTGGAGCGCTCGACCCTTACGGTATAACTCCCATAAGTCCTCGTCACGCTGCACGGCCCTGGTTACATTACTGTAGTTCGGAAAGTCCTTGTCCTTGCATATCTGCAGCAAACTCTCGCCCTGGCTAAGTCTGTCACAAATAGATTGCATCATTTCCATTGTCATCTTGAGATTATGAGCCGGTTTCTTTTTCATTAATGGTGTCCTGGTTAAAAGACTGATAACTGCGATAACTGTGATAACTAGACGGTTAGTTATCTGACTTATCTGGGTTATCACCTGGTTACTTATTTGTAACTTAATTACTGTCCTGGGAAAAATGGTGGCCGGTCAATCTTATCCTGTAAGACTTATAACTCCAGGCGATTGACCAACCATAGTTGAACTGAAGAGGCAGCATACTTCGAGTTTAACAGATTACATACACCCAAACCGCAACGACTGCAACAAAAACTTAACAGATGTGTCAATTATTTTGCCCTAATAATAAAAATACAACTATTTTACATTTAATGCTTGACATCTACTGTCAAGGGTATTAAGTATGTATTGAAGGGAGAAAAAACATGGCAAAGAAAAATCAAGACACAAAGACCTTCGACTTGTTCGACCAGGTAGATGCCAGGAGCCAGGTTGGTGAACGACAAACAGACCTTGAAGATTTAATCGCAGAAGCAAAGGAGAGCAAATAATGTCAGACAGAACTTACATTTACAACGCAAAGTGTTTCGACACAGCCCAGGAAGTAGACAATTATCCCTGGGGATACACACTCAAGACCAAACGACGGTATTGGGTAGAAACCACAAAGCATGGTGACAGGCTCGTTTACTGTACTTTAAACCCTAAGAACAACAGATGGTGCAAGCCTAAGAAAAACACATACAGCGGTGTTCTTGTTCTTTACCGGGATGAGAATGACTATGTTCAATCTTACGGCATCGGCAAGTACAATGCTGACCAGGACAGACTTGCAAATCTTGTTGAGGAGTTAGATTACAACAAATTAACAGATATGCAGAAAGCTACGATTTGCGAATATAACTCAGTAGCAGAAGTTTTAAAGAAAGTTACCTGGACATTCAAGCCAAGAGGAACAGACGCAGAAGAAAACGCTAAGAACGATCAAGAACAGGCCAAAACTAAGGCTTACATAAACCATGCGATTAACAACAAGATCAACGCCTGTTTGACAAAGAATGGTTTACAGGGCGCTCGATAATGGGCGCTTTTGTTTTCGTCCTGGTATTCTTAACAACCTTAATTTTAATCACGGCAATCGTTGAATACTTCCAGAAAGGAGAATAAATGAAAAAAAGATTAGTTCATGGAACACCGGTAAACCCGAAGCGGTTACTTCCACAGCTTAAAGGCCACAGTTTTTGTGTCAGCTACATGAACAAAGAGCAGCTTAACACTTGCATTGATCTTGTTGGTGAAGATGAAATCTTAATTCTTGATAACGGCGCGTTTTCAGCCTGGAAAAAAGGAATTAAGTTAGACGCAGCTTGGTGGGATGGTTTTTACTCCTGGGCCAACGATGCAATGGACCGATGCCCTAACGCGGTTTGCGTTATTCCAGATGTCATAGGCGGTAAAGAAGAAGAAAACTTACAGCTTATAGCCGAAGCGCTGAAATTAAAGAAAATTAAATATCCAGAAAGAGCAATGGCTATCTGGCATTTGAATGAAAGTTTTGAAATGCTTGAAAAGTTATTCCGAATTTTTAATTTTGTTGGGTTTGGTAGTTGTGCTGAATACGACATAGCCCGGAATGGTAAAGACAGCTTTTACATAGGACGAATTAAAGCAGCCTGGGCGCACATGACTTACTGGAAAAATAAGTACAACAAAAATTGGCCCTGGATACACATGATGCGAGGCTTGGGGGTTCTTCACAAAATAAGTTTTGATAGTGCCGATAGCTGTAACCTTGCAATCAATCAATGTTACACAAAAAATGTAACCATCAACCATGTTCAGAGTTTTGCAGATAGATTAGCTGCGAAAGTTAAGGGCGTACCACTTGCGCCTTTACCATTGTTTAACATTTCAAAAGAAGCTGCATAAAGGAGAGCAAATAATGGATATTTTAAAATCACCACAAGATTACGCAAACGAATTAATCTACTACGGTTGGACGCTTGAGGATGTATTAAATCCACAAGCTTCCTCCATGAAAAATATACGAGGATTGCACAACGAGTTTGCAATGCGAAACGCTGACTACAAAGCTGAAATTGTAACTCATATGAAAAAGTATTTCGCAGAACCGGAATATAAAAATTTTTATTTTCGCGATGTATAACTTTAATTAAAATAAATATTAGGATACGCAAGCCGGTTCATCGCCGGCTTTTTGTTTTAGGATCCAAGTCATACGAATAAGCGCTCCCATGTACTCCTGTTTCGCCCAGGTTCGGCTCCTGGAAAACAACCGTCCTACCTTTGACCAGTTAGGCAGCCCGGACTTACTCGTAGCTGCGCTTGCACAACAAGCCCATATAATCCTGCGGTCATCTATGGGCGCTTTCATTATCAAAGAAATACATAACTCAAAGTTTGTTACGTCCTGGGCGCTTGGTCTTGGCGGTCTAGGGTTGAAATCTTCCCAACCATAGCTTTGCCAGGACTGCGCGTATTCTGGCCACATCACAAGTTTTTGTTTGCGTATGGCAGCCGGTAATGCTCTTTCAGTTTTATGAGCGCGTACAAACATTTCATCAAGGTCGTATACATCAAGCTCACTCAGCGTTTTTTGCATGAGCGCGCTCCATCTTTTCAACCCACATAAGCTGATCCAGTTCTTCCATCATGGATAAACCTATTCGGACTCTAACCTTTTCCTGGGGAGACATTCGGGCCGTAGAAAGAACCTTTTTAATCCTAAATTCTAATGGATTTTCTTTCCGTAATTGCTTTGCTTTTTGATAAGCCGGGTTAGTTAACTTAGACAAGCCCTCTAAGACTTGTTTAATATTAGTTTTAGTTTGGGTCTTACTACTCTCTTGTTGGCTTGTCTTAGTTTTACAGTCTTTGTAAGACTGTAATTGCTCTTGCTCTGCAAATATTTTAGAAAAACCCATGTGTCAATCCTTTTTTTCAATCCAACTTAATATTGTTATAACAGCGTTACAAAACTGCAAGCACTCCCGGTAATATTTATCTTCCCAATTAGATAGTTCTGTCTTTTGATCCATTCCTCTTAAATCGCTTTGAACTTTATCTCTGTAATTTACCAACAAATCCCTGGTAAGCTGTTCAGCCTGGGTTCCAATAATTTTAACACTAACCATGTTTTAACCTTTCAATACTTTCCGGCCTGGGTAATGGCGCCGGAATTGTAGGATCTTCAAACCGCACAAGGCGGGTACATTTGTTATCAAGAGACATGTTTTGAGCATAAGCCTGGCATAGTTCCGGTGAATCAAACTGCATGAGCATTAAAAACCCATAGGTTACAACCTCAATCTGGTTCATTCTCACACTCCTTTAGCGCTCCAAAAATAAATAAATAATTGGCTGCATCGAGAACATGGTCCTGGTCGTACCCGCCAACATCGCACCTGGATAACTTCATTTCTAAAATAATCCTGGCCGACTGAGCCGGTGTTATGTCCTGGCCAAGAAACAAAGTTAATCGCCTGGCAAAGTTTTCGTACAATTCCTCAAAATCGCCTAGCTTTACAGCCCGGTCTGCTAATATCTCGGCTGCTTTCTTTGAAAATAAATCTGGCTTTTTCATTCGTCGTCCTCAATTTCAATTTCCCCGCTACCATCACATACATCACACACCGCCTTGACCTCCTCTAAATACCCGCCATTTTCCCAATCAACGACAGCCCTTGTTTCCCATACTTCGCCTGTTCCCAGGCAGACTTTGCAATTAACTAACTCCATGCTCCGGCCGACTCAGCGATTAACTCAATCCGTTTCCTGGCTGCAGTTTCCCTCAAATAAATTAAATCATCTAAACCACCGGCTATTTGTGACAGCTTGCGCGCTACCCAACACCGGGTTCCAACAGCTTCCAATAATTTATGGATCTCTTTTTGATGCTTGGTAACTGAACCGCCTTTTGGCCTTTTCAATTCTATGAAAATAGCAGAGCGGTCTTTTTTCCAGGCTTCTTCCGGAACAAACAACTCAAGATCCGGCCAACCAAACTTTGTACCGGCTAACTTTAATTTTCTTTGAAAGGATACATGGCGCAATCCTTCATTCGGGGAGTGATGAAACACGCTGCCATTTGGCAATGCAACCTCAAGCCATTGTACCACCAGGCGTTGAAATTGCTCCTCAGTCATACTTCTTGTCTGTAAATATCATTAGCCGTTACCTGGCCATCCGAAGCCAGGGTCAATGCCCGGATAAACTTGGTAGCCGGTTTCATATGCTGCGGATCCGACTCTTCCAAACACCATCGCCTTGCCACAGTAGCATGAGAAGCGCCAACCTTCCTGGCTAATTCGCTATAAGACAATCCCTTTTCTATGCGCCACTCATTAATTTTCATGTCAAACCTATCAATTAAATTTAATAATACAATTAACATATTGACTTTATTAGTCAAGCATATTACTTAGGGTGTAGACAGCTTAACATTTACTGTCTAGTATTAAGTTTATTAAGTGAACTATTTAATAAGATAAGAGAGGAAATTATGACTGAACAAGGAAGAATTTTAAACATAAAGGCAAGGAGTGTCGGCTTACTAGGACCACCCCGCAAAAATTATTTTGTACCGCAACCGAAAAACCACAAAGGTTTGGGTGTTTTATCTGCATCAACACATGGGAATTTGCCTTCAAAATGGTCATGTAGCCAACAGTCACCGCCACAAGCCCTTGAGATGCAGCGTGGTAAGTGGGAATGGACAACATAAAAAATGTAACCTGGTTGAACATTCTAAATGCTTCTTGTAATAAGGAGCGAAAATAATGATTCAATATTTAAATGAGAACTTTATGAGGACTAAATTAAAAGAGTTTGCACAAGCTAAAGGTATAACAGGCCGGGAAATAGCCAAGCAACTCAATGTTACACCAGAAACAGTATCAAGGCACATGAACGGTAGAACCGCCATGTCGTTTGAGGATGCTGCCAGGTATAGCGAGTTAATTGGCTGTTCTCCAGAAGCCTTAATATTTGAGCCAAAAGGTATAGATGTTATTGGTATGATCCAACCGGATTATTCTGTTAAAACATTTGATATTATTGATGGTCAAAAAACTGCGTCGGCTCCGTTCAGCTTCCCGCCGAACACAACCGGCGTTTTGGGTGGCAATGACGAGAACCAAAAATACTGGACAGATAACAGTCTTTACATATTCGATAAGACAGCTATGCGAGAGAAAAAGGTTGATTCGCATTCATCAGAACGACTGTCCATTTACGCAACAAAAGATAAAATTGCGATAGGTTTGGTCTACCCGGATCAAGTTACGCCTGGAAACAAATCAACTTGGAGCGTTTCTAATACGCGAACTGGTATGCCTATAAAAAATCTAAATATTGTATGGGCTACTCCTGTTCTTACAATATATACGGAATTATCTCTTTTAGGTATTGAGATAATTGATTAAATTAACTTATTGACTTCAACTGTCAAGGAAGTTAAGCTGAACCTCAAACAAATCATTGAGGATTGTAATGGGGTTCAGCACCACACCTACCTGGTCAACAAAATTTAATTACGAATGGCACTCGCAACCGTCTCAACCAGACGGTTATAAGTTTTTTGAGAAAAGCCACTTGCGCGTTCAGCGTGACGCAGCCTGGAAGATATTGACCGGTGATGTTGAGGGTGACAAGGATCAGGCAAGGTCAATTCTGGACCAGGATCACGGGTACTACAAAGATTACCTGGGCCATACGCAGTACTCTGACAATCCAAATATGTGTAGCGGTAGAGCAGCGCAGCATTACTGCGACTTGGTACTGCTTGAAGATGCAACACCAGGCGAAGCGTTTGCAGACGCAATTAATGTCCTGGAAGGATTTAAGGGTGGCCATTGGCGCGACCAGGAAAAAGACAAGGCCGTTATTTCTAACAGAACAAATGTGCGTTTTACAAATGAAGGCACAATACCAAATAAAAAAGATGATGGAACCACAACGACTTCATCAGAATTTGAACGCGTTTGTAATAATGCTGTTGATGGAATACGCGAAGCCCTGGCCGGAGCCAACAGGATTACCGGGGAAACTAACCTTATGGGATACTTGCCTGGTTTAGACCTACCTTACAATGGAAAGCCAGATTACCAGGAAGGCCGGCTTGAATTAAAAACCCAATGGGATCGGAACGCTGACACCGATAAACCCACAGCAAATTCATTACCAAGTAAAATAACACCGGCTCACATGTTGCAGATCTCCGGATATTACAAATTAAGCGGGATTATTCCCCGCATCGTATACGCCAATCGACTTGGCTACAGAATCTTTGAACCAACGGAAGCTGAACTTGAGCGTAGTGTGCGGGAGTTAATTCTTCATTGCAAACGACGCGAACTAACTATGGCTGACGCGGAAAAAGATGGAGAACTTTGGTTAAGAACAAATCCAGATTTCTCAAACTTTATGTGGCGGGATATGAACCCGACACTTTTAACACAGGCAAAAACATTATTTGGACAGGAGGATTAATGGAACTTGTAGCAGATGCACCACATCAAAAACATTCAGAAACATCAGTAAAAAGCGCGCAGCGCGTAGACTTCCCACGCAATCAACGGCTTGTTCTTGATGCCATGATAATATTTCCTGGTGGCTTAACCGACGAACAGGGATGTTGGAAAACAGGCATGACCGGGGATAGTTACCGGCCGGCCCGGATTGCTTTAAGCAAACTAGGATTAATACAGGAAACTGGGGATAAACGACCAACAAAAGCAAAACGAATGGCAGCCGTACACACGCTTTCAATGCTTGGGAAGTTAGAGGCCGGTAGATGAATGATAAAGTAACAAACGCTATGGCCAGGGTGAAAGCCCTGGTAAATACTGATAGTGTTAGAGTTAAGGGTGGCAAAAGCTATGTCATGGTGCAAGATAGGGTTGATGCCTTTCGCCAGGAGTTCGGCTTTGAGTATGGAATTATTACAGAAGTATTAGAAAATATGGACAAGCATTGTATTGTCCAGGCTAAAGTAACAAAGAACAATGAAGTGATTGGCTCCGGCTTGGCCATTGAATACAAATCAGCAAGCGCAGTTAATCAAACATCAAGCATTGAGAACGCAGAGACAAGCGCCATAGGGCGCGCCCTGGCTAGTCTTGGGCTGTCCGGGGGTGAGTATGCTAGTGGCAATGAGATTGACGCTGTAGACCGCAAAAAACAGGCACAGGAGAGCCAAAAGCTACAACCGGCAGCTACACCTACCAAAGAACCAGAACCAAAGAAAGAGGTAAGCCCACAGTTACAAGCCTGGGTTGATAAGTTTTACAAAGAACTAAACGCAACAAAAACCGCAGAAGAAATGATGGAGTTAAAAGATAAAACGGACAAAGGACATGATCGAATTAAAGATCTTGGCCATATAGAACTACACAATAAATTGTTTGAAGATTTCAAAGATAAATATGAAAGGTTAAAATACAATGGCTAACAAACCCGAATTTGGTTTCAGTAACATCGACTTAATTGGTTATGATATGCCGAACCTCAGAGCAAGCGGTTGGATTTCAACCTCGTTCAACGACAAAGAAAAACCAAGCGCATTAGCAGCCGTACAACAAGTAAGGCGAATTGTTGCTGAAAACAACTTGGAGATTTATACAGTTCTGCAAGCTAAGAAAGGTGATGATCCAAAGCAGTTTCCGCAAGTGGCAAAGTTTCCGCTTATGTGTAATTTGCAGCCAAGTGATTTAGCACCGGCCGAAACTGCATTGCAAGAACCAGATAGAACAAACCTTGATGACGAGATACCGTTTTAATGCAACGGACAAATTGGATGGAAAAATATAAAATACAGCGCATCAATGATATTGCTGATCGACTGTATAAAAAATGGGATGGCCGAGCAGTCAACCTGGATGAGCAGATGGTGGCTATTCTTGTAGCCGAAGTTTTTAGAGAACATGAAATATGGGAGAAAAAAATATGGAGGAAATGAAAGCTGTTATTCTCTCAATCCCGGAGTTCGCACTTGAACTTCGGGGAACAGACAAGGAGGCCACCAGGCGAATGATACGAAAGTGGTGCGCTGAAAAGAAATTAAAATTTATTAAAGAAGGTACTCAGTTTTTTATACCTAGATCTGAACTAACTAGAATACGCGAAGGGAAGTTTAAGTAGGGAAAGCTACACCGGCTGACTGACTCACCGCTTGGTCCTTTGCCTTATCTTCAATGTAATGGCCGTACTGACTTTTTGTGAAGGCAGCATTTTGATGGCCCATTTTCTGAGAAGCAAACATCCAATCCTCACCAAGAAATTTTAACATGGCAGAAGCAAAGTAATGTCGGCCATCACCCCACTTCATTCTTTGTACTCCGGCTCTTGCTTCGCAGCGACGAAGCACAGCGTCTAGCCGGTTGCGCTGCAGCACATACCCGGTTGCACTTGGAAAAACTAAATCATGTGGTTTCTTGTAAGATGTTTTAAGTTTCCATTCTTTAAGCAGCTTGGTTGCAAACGGATTGATTGTAACATCACGCACCGAATTTTTTGTTTTGGGTTCGCCTATCGTTGAAGTGTTTGCTTTCACAGCTTGGGTGACTTTAATTACACATGTATCATTTTCAAAAGAAACATTCTTCCAGGGCAATGCTCGGAGTTCTCCGGACCGCAACCCACTTGCGAAGCTAACGAGAATTGCAGCCTGGTATTTTAAATCTTCCGTTTCAATTCCATTTACTTTTTTACCCGACAAACCAGTAGCTAAGAACTTCGCAACCAGGTCCGGGTTAATTCGATCCGACCTATCTTCTTTCACAATGACATGTGGATTCTGAGAAGATATAAAATCTGCACCCGCTATTTTTTGTTTCTTAATAAAGAATGTGAAAAGCATCTTAATAGATTTGTACTTCGATGCAGCCCAGGAGGATGAAAGTTTCTTCTTCGTAAGTTCCCGGCTGATAAGTGTTTCGATGATTGGTGTAAAATCAATCTCCGCAAGTGTCGAAAATTCGACAACTCCAAGACGCGTTTTATTATGTTTACAATCTGCAAACCATTTAAGATCCCGCACAGTATTTGCGTAATGCCCGGCTGCCTGTACCCTACCGCTTTCAATCTGCGTTTGTTTAAAAGCAAAGAATTGTTTAAGGGCCATGTCGAGCGTAAACACATCCTTCTTTTTTTCGGCAATGCCAAGTGTATGACGAGCCATAAGTTCGGCTGCTACTTGTTCAGCTTCTAATTTAGAATAATTTTCTGAGTACCCATAATTTTGTGTAAGCCCTATCTTTCGACCATCAATTACATTCCTATCTCTTGATGTCCAAACTCGCAATTTTTTCATATATTATTCTCCTTGTTACCATCAATACTTAACATTAACTGTCAAGTATGTCAAGGCATTAACAAAGAAAATGGTTACAAAATTGGTTACAGTCGCACAAAAAAAGACCCCCCGGTTTTCACCGAGGGGTAATTTCTTTTTGTATTACAAGAGTTTAAGTCTTGGAGCGGGTGGCGGGAATCGAACCCGCGTCTCTAGCTTGGAAGGCTAGAAAAGTAACGTAAAATCCATGTTAATTAGGGGATATAGCTACTTACAACAACGCTCGACAACGTATGACAACGTACAAAAATGGTTACAAATTGGTTACACTTTTTTGTGACACTTTATGTCAACCGCGTCTGCTCATCATCGTCATCTTTTTGGGCTTCTTGTCACTGGATTTAGCTTCGGCTGCTTTAGCCTGGGCCATTCCTTTTTTTGTGTATGGGTACTTTTTGTTTCCTACTTTTGGCATGTCACTCTCCTATGCTTGTTGCCGTACTCTGTTAATTAATCGTTGCGCCCGGTTAGTCGTTTGCGAATACCACCGGCTGTCTTGCATCTGCACCGCAGCTTCCTCATAATCCTTGTCCTCAATCGCCTGGCGAAGTCTTTTAAACTTCATTAATTTTGTTCGGCCTAATTGAAAACACATGTTAGCCAGGCATCTTTGTACCTGTTCTGGTTGTTCATCGAATGTCGAAAAAACGACACTCACATCTTCAAGGACTGTTTTAATATCCTCATCAAACCAATCGTTGCATTGCTGTTCTGTAATCTCTGTACCCACCGGCATACTACCCTGGGGAAGTAAGTGGCCTATACCCGCAGTCAATTTTTTTTCTGAGCATAGGTAAGTCTTGAGAACCTTACCTTCATCTTTAGCTATTTCTTCACGAAGTTTTTTAATATCCATTCGTTACTCCTTGAGTTTGTTTCTAGCTACACCTTTGCTTTTCTCCCAGGAACGCATACCGCCCAATCCTAAAACTGATAAAGTTAAGGTCATTAATTCTTCGGTTTGTAATTTCGGGAGCGGAGTACCAGGCCACCAAATAGCAGTAGCCCATTCAGCAAGAGGCATAAGAAAAAAGTTTGTTAGTAAACCGAGACACGCCACCCACATGATAGCCGGCCTAGCACCGGCAACAAAAACAGAGCTATGCTTTGCTTGCTGAATGTTTGCCTGGGCTTGCGCTAAATCCAGGCTAATTAGTTTTTCTTGTATCCTGGTTTCAAGTTCATTCTTTTTATCTTTGTCCTCAATAAATTCGGAAGCAACACCGCTAACGGCTGAGAGAATATCTTTAATCATTCTTTACTCCTTCTTCCCGGACCCTAAAAAAACAGCAAAGGCTCCTGTCAATGCGCCTGTCATTACGCTCGGTAATGCAGCTTGTTCCAGGCTTGGATCAGGTAAGGATATAAACCATTCGATAACTCTAAATGTCATAACAATTAAAGCTAACATAATAAGTCTAGGTATAATTCTCCATTTGTCTAAATATTCTGGTGTCATTTTATGAGCATCCAATACGGTTCATTTGTTACAGAATCTAAGTAGCTGAGAAGCAGTAAAGCTAACGTGAAAAAAATTATTACTTTGTTTGGTATAATCATTCATATTTATATGTCTCATCTAGGTTTTGAACGCTCACTTATATTTCATTGCAAACAAATACATTAGATAACCACCACCACCAGTTATACAGATAGAAACTACCCAACCAATAGCGTTAATAATCTGGTTTTTTCTTTTAGTGGCTTGGTATCTACCTTCCTTCTCACGTTCTTTAGCTTTCTCTCTAAACTGTTTTAGCATACGCACTCCCGAGCTACCTCGGGCTTGCCACACCGCTTCCTCGATTGTCTTTTCCATATCAAGTGCTTTATAATATAAGGTCAGTTCAGCTAGCGGATCGTTCTTATTGCCCGACTTCTGTGCTTCCTTGGCTCCATCTATAAATGAAAAAACTTTATTCAAATCAGATGAAACAGAGCTAAGGTCCTTACCAATATTAATGGCCTTTTTTACGCTCGCTAGCGCTAAGAGTGCAGCAGAAATTGGTTCCATTTAATTATACCTTATTAAAACCTTTTTGAATTAAAGCCCATATAAGCCGAAACAATTCCTGCACCACTGAGATAAAATAAATTGGAAATATCTGACAAAGCGTTTACTCTTTCAACCGATACAAAAAACATTGCTGCTGTGAAAACTCCCATAGACATTAAAGTATATCGTGCCATTCTAAGCTGTGCGAGTTGTCGTCTTAAAGCTGCTTTATCTTCGTTTTTAAAATCCTCTTTTGTTTTATCTTCATCTTTCATTAATTAGCTACTGCTTCCTCAACTTCTTCTGGCTCAACGCTTTTAATAAGTGCATTGGTAAAACCTTGAAGGCTGACTTCGAATATTTGTAGCTCTGCTTTCAAACTATTGGTTTTTGCTTGGCATACTTTGATCTGATTAATAATATGCTTTTGCTCATCAGACATAGTATCTACATCGTGATCTGTGCCATTGATTTTAATTACATTATCTACCATGGTGTACCTGTTCCTGTTGTTGGTGTTTTACTTTCTGTTATTTGTGCAGTTACAAATGTTTCAGTTGCTGTAACTTCATCTGAACCAAGCAATGCTTTTACCCAAGCAATACAGTTTTCTTCTGTTACGTCAGCGTAAGGAATGAATGATCCAGATGGATTTGGACAGGCGATTGCACCATACCGATAGCCTGAGTGAGATACAGCATCTTCGCCACTACCTTCGGTTTCAGTATCACTGCAACTCCAATGAATAGTAGATATTTGATTCGTTCCTTTAGAACCATTTA